CACCTCGAGCTCGCGCCGCCCGGCACCTCGGAGCGCATCGATGAGATTCGCCGGCTGGTGGAGGCCGGAATCCTCAAGGCCACCTCGGTAGGCTTCCGGCCGATAAAGCACGCGCCGCTCGATCCCGAAAATCCATGGGAGGGCACGCGATTCATCGAGCAAGAATTGGTCGAAACCTCGCTCGTTTCGGTTCCAGCAAATCCAAATGCGCTGGCCGTTGCGAAGAGTCTCGACATATCCCGCGATACGCTCGCGTTGGTTTTTGCCGGGCAAGGCAAGGACGGCCAGCGTGTGACTCGCGGGTTCACTGGCGGGCAAGCCAAACCGAAACCGAATGGGAAGGCTAAAGCCATGACCACGGCTCAAAACATTATCGAAACGCAAGCTCAATTCAACGGCTTGCGCGCTGATTTGGAATCGCACCTCGCCTCGCTCGACAACGACAACGTGACCGACGAGCAGATGGCGCGCACCGACGAGCTCAACGGCAAGATCGGCAAAAAGAAACGCCACCTCGAGCAACTGATCGAGGCCGAGCGCATGCTCGGGCGCGAAACCGCCGAGCTCGAGGCGCACGAGATTCGCATGCCCACTCGCACGGTGCCGAAACCGAGCGACGGCATGCCGGTATTTGCGCAACCGACAACGCACAAGCCCGGCGACTACTTTTGGAAATCGCTCGTTGCGCTGACCAAGATGAAATCCGAGCGCTATGCGATGAAATCGCCGCTCGAGGTGTTGCGCGATACGGTGGGCGAAAACGACAAGGTGCGCACCGTCTATGAGGCCATTGTCGGCAAGGCGGCGAGCGTGCCGGCGCTCACCACCGCCACCGGATGGGCGGCCGAGCTCGTCACCACCGAGCGGCAAGCGTTCATGGCAACGTTGCAGCCGAAGGCCGTGTTCGGGCCGCTCGCCGCGCGCTCGCTCGCGTTCACGTTCGGCACCAACGGAATCATTTCGATCCCGACACGCAACGCCACGCCCACCATTGCCGGTTCGTTCGTCGGTGAGGCGTCGGCGATTCCGGTGCGGCAAGGCGCGTTCTCGGCCATCACCATGACGCCGAAAAAAATGGCGGTTATCACGGTGTTCTCGCGCGAGATTTCGGAGCATTCCGATCCCGCGATCGAGGGCCTCCTCCGCACCGCCATTAGTGAGGATACCGCGGTGGCAATCGACTCCGTGCTCATGGACGCCAACGCCGCAACCGGCGTGCGCCCGGCCGGGCTCCGCAACGGTGTTTCGACCTTGACGCCTACCGCCATCACCGGCGGCGCCTTTGCGGCCGTTATCGGTGATGTCAAATTGCTCTATGGCGCGCTGCAAACCGCCACGCTCGGCAATGTGCGCGATCCGGTTTGGCTGATGCCGCCGGCGCTCGCGCTGGCGTTGTCATTGACGGTGGCGCCAAATGGCACATTCGCGTTTCCGACCATGACAACGGAAGGCGGATCGCTCGCCGGCATTCCCGCCATCGTTTCGCCCAATGTCACCGCGGATACCTTGTTCCTAATCGACGCCGCGGATTTCGTCACCGCTACCGGGCCGATGCGAATCGATCTATCCGATTCCGCAACTCTGCATATGGAGGACACCAGCCCGACCGCCATTGGCACCACCGGCACGCCGAACGTGGTGGCCGCGCCGGTGCGCTCGCTCTGGCAAACCGACACGCTCGGGCTCCGCATGCTGCTCCCGTTGAATTGGGCATTCAGGCGCGCGGCACCGCCGGCAATGGTGGCCTACATCACCGGCGTCACTTGGAAATAATCCGCTCACCGCGGGTTGTTCGATATCTGCAACTTCAACATGGGAGGCCATGATGGCCGATCCGACCAAAGACCAAGCCGCCGCGGCAAAGGAGCAATTGAGCAAGGACGCCGAGGCGCGCAAGAAACAAAACGAAGAAACCGCAAAGCGCGTCGAGCAATCCAAGCCGACGCCGACGCAAGAGGAAAACGACATGGCGCGGCTCGGCGCCGACGTGGTGGAAAAGCAGGACGACGGTAGCGGGCCGGAGGTGAAGCTCGTGCTGCAACGCGAGGTGACGCCGGCCGACAAGCCGGCCGCCGGCAGCTATGCCACGCGGCAAACCAAGCCGGCAACATGAGCGGGCGCGAGCTCCTAGCGCGCATGCTGGCGCCTTTGGTGGCGAAATCCACCGAGGGCGCCTATCGAGCCGGCCCGTATTATCTGCCGGTGTCCGGCGGTTGGCTTTCGGCCACCGCCGGCTCGTTCATGAATTGGTGGCAGCTTGGCTATTCGCCGCAAGGCATGTCGGCACAAAGCGCCATGGTTGAGGCGTGCGTTTCGGCCTATGCGCAAACCGTGGCCATGTGCCCGGGCACGCATTGGCGATTGAAAGGCGACACCGGCGGGCGCGAGCGCGTGACCAATTCCGCGCTCTATCGTTTCTTGCGCCGGCCGAACGAATATCAAAGCATTTCCGATTTTCTATTGAACGCCGTGCGCTCGCTTTATCTTGAGGGCAATTGCTACGGCCTGGTTGTTCGTAATTCGCGTTTCGAGATCAATGAAATTCACCTCATGGATTCGCGGCAATGCACGCCGCAAGTGGCGGTTACTGGTGATGTGTTCTACAAGCTCGCCGGCAATGACGTGATCGCGCGGCAACTCGGCGAGGCGCCGATCACCGTGCCGGCGCGCGACGTGCTCCACATTCGATTGCATTGCGTCGATCGCTCGCGGCCGTTTCCGCTCAAGGGCGACACACCGTTAACCGCGGCGCTCAACGATCTCGCGGCCAGCAGCGCGATTCAAAATCAGCAAATTCAGTTTTATCTCAATCAGGCGCGGCCCTCCGCGGTGCTATCCACCGATCAGATTTTGACGCGCGAGAATCGCGACCAATTGCGCGCGCAATGGAACGAGATGGCCAAGGGCCTCGAGCCCGGATGCGGCCCGGGCGGCACGCCGATATTGAGCAACGGGCTCAAGGTGGTGCCATGGTCAACGCCGGGCCGCGATTCCCAACTCGCCGAAATGCTCAAGATGAGCGACGAGAAAATTGCGCTCGCGTTTCGGATTCCGCTCGCCATTCTCGGCATAGGCGGCATGGGCACATTTGGCTCAACCGAGCTCCTCATGGGGCAATGGATTTCGTCGGGCCTCGGCTTTTGTTTGAATCACGTCGAGGAGGCGTTCGGCGTCACCTTTCAATTGCACGGGCAGCCCGACGAGTATCTCGAGTTTGACACCTCGGCATTGCTCCGCTCGGCGTTCAAGGATCGGATCGACGGGCTGGTGAAGGCGGTGCAAGGCGGCGTGCTGGCGCCGAACGAAGCGCGCGCGCTCGAGGGATTCCACGCCGTGAAATTCGGCGACGAGCCGCGGGTGCAACAACAAGTCGTGCCGCTCTCGGCGGCCGCCGGCATCCCGGCCGCGCCGCGCCCGGACGCACCGCCGCCGGCGGCCGGGCCGCAAGACGACAAACCGCCGCCGGAAAAATCGCCGCGTAAGGATATCCCCGATGTCGGAGCTATACGCGCTGCCGCCGACCGCCAAGGCCGCCGACGACGACTCGCCGCGCTCGCTGGCTGAAATTCTAGGTGACGTTGTTGATCTCGAGCGCTTGGAATTCGAGCGCGTGCGAACGCTTGCCGAGGCGCGGTGTGAGGCGGCAATCGCCAATCTTCGCGCCACCTCGGTTGAAACGCTGGCGCGGATCGAGGCCAAGATGGCCGAGCGGCTCGCGCAATTGAAGGACGGCCAAGATGGAAAGCAAGGTGAAACGGGCGCACCCGGCCCGACCGGCCCGCAAGGCGAGCCCGGCCCGGCCGGAGCTCAAGGACAATCCGGCCCTCAAGGTGATGCCGGAATTGCTGGTGATCCGGGAGCTACTGGCCGAGCAGGCGAAACCGGCCCGCCCGGCCCGCAAGGTGAAATAGGGCCGCGCGGCTTTGAAGGGCCGCCCGGCCCGGCCGGTGTGCCCGGCCAATTGCCGGCGGTGAAAGCATGGGTGCCCGAGCTTGTGCACTATGCCGGCGCGGTGGTGACGCACCTCGGCGCCCTCTGGCAAGCCACTCGCGACACCGGGCAGGCACCGCCGCACGGCGATTTCGCGTGCCTCGCGCGCGCCGGCCAGGACGGCGCCACGCCGCGGGTGCGCGGGCTGTGGAAAGCCGAGGCGGCTTATCACGCGCTCGATATCGTGGCGCTCAATGGCGGCTCGTTCATTGCCAAGCGCGACGATCCCGGCGCTTGCCCGGGTGACGGTTGGCAATTGCTCGCAAGCCAAGGCCGCACCGGCGCGCAAGGCGCCAAGGGCGAGCGTGGCGCCGCCGGCGAGCGCGGCACCAAGGGCGAGCGCGGCGAGGCCGGGCGCGGCATTGCCGGCTTTCGCGTGGACGGCAAAAACTATCGGCTGATCGCGCGCATGAGCGACGGCCACGAAACCGCGCTCGAGCTCCGCGAGCTATTCGAGCAATATCACCGCGAGCAGGAATGACACCGCAAACCATCTTGCAAGGTGCGCGCGTGGCCGAGCTCCGCCGCCGTGCAAATGCGCTGGCCGTGTTGGTTCGGCCGCCGCCGACGTTGCGGAGCCCGCGCTCGGCTGCCCGGCGCGGGCTCGAGCGTCGGCGCTTTTTATTGCTGCTCGCCCACGAGCGCCGGCGGAGCGCCCGGCTTATTGCGGAGCTCGCAAGCTAATGACGGAACCATTGGTGAATGTACTCACGCCGGCCACCTCGGTTGCGCTCATTAGCTTGGACGACGCCAAGATCATGCTCGGGCTGCCGCCCGGGCCGAGCGCCGACGACGAAAAATTGCAAATGATCCTCGATCAGAACGCGGCGATTATCGCGCGCATGGTTAACCGCCCGACATTCGCGAAAGAGAAAGTCAAGGAACGCTGGTTTTGCGTCGCGCCGGTGTGCTGCCCGAACGGCGCCAGCCGCATTTGGCTCACGCACGCGCCGGTGAAGCTCGACGACATTGAAAGCATTGAATCGCCCGAGGGCGTGACCGTCGATCCGGCAAGCATTTGGCTCGAGGAGCAAACCGGGCAGATCATTTTTCCGGGCGGCACCGCCGACCAAATCCTGATTACCTATACCGGCGGTTATGATTTGCCCGACGAGGCGCCGCTCGATTTGCAGCGCGCCGCCGGCGTGGAGCTCCGGCAATACCAGACGCAAGAGGCGCAAGAGGCCACCAGCGGCGCCGGCATTCGCCTCTTGCAGCATAAGGACTCGCGCGTGGTTTATTTCTCGCCGCGTGACATGGCCGGAGGCTCCGGCGGCAGCGGCTCGAGCTCGAGCGCGCCGAGCTCGGCGGCGGAATCCGCGCTCAAGAATCTTCTGCAAACCTATGTGCGATATTGGATATGAAAATCCAGATCGATGCCAACAAGGCGCACGCCGCCGTGGACGGCATGATTAAAAAGCTCAACCATTTCCGCCGCGTCGATATCGGTTATGAGCTCTCGGATTGGCAAGTGCACGACATGCACCGGCACCGGCCGTTCACCATGCGCTCGCGCGCGAAAGGCCGAGCCGCAACGGTGGTGCGCCCGCACTCGCTCTATGAGGTGCAACAACGCGGCAAGATCACCAAGGGCTATGAGCGCGCGGTGCGCCGATTGCTCAAGCAACTTGCCGGCAGCAAACGCAAGGTGCGGAAGATTCCGAAACCGATCCACCGCACCTCGACGCGGCCCTACTTGCGCGAGTCGCTCTATCAAATCCTACAACGCCGCATGCAACGGCTAATGGCGGAAAAGCTCAAATGGCGGTGAATTTCGCCAACGATTTGCTGACGCCGAATTTCGGTGTATGGGCGCGGCCGATCACGGTGACGCCGGTTGTCAACGGCGTAGCCGGCGCCGCCTATGGCGCGCGCGGCGTTTACAATACGCAAGCGCTGGATTTGCTCGGCGAGGAGTCGTTGATCTCAACGCAGCAAACCATCCTCGACATTATCGAGGATGAGTTTCTCGGCGCCGGCCGCGCGCTGCCGCAACAAGGCGACCGCATCAATATTCCGGCCAGCGGCAGCTTGCGCGCGCTCGGCGATTTCGAGGTGGTGAGCACCTCGAGCAATGGCGGCGGCGAAACCACGCTCGAGCTCCGGCAATGGGAGCTCACGCCGTGAGTGATTGGGGAAATTATGTCGAGGCTCCGCGCGTCAACGGCGATCTGGTGTGGACCGGCACCGGCGGCGAAAGCGACGTGCATTCCTACGCCTATATCATTCTCAACGCGATTTATACCCGCCTCGCCGGCACCTCCATGTTTCGCGATTTCCCATGCAAGCGCCTCACGCAAGCGTTGCCGATCGAGGCCGGCGTGCAAGTGCCGTTCATTGGTGTCTATGCGCCCAAGGAAATGTACGACAAGGACGGCGATCACAACGTCGGCGAGATTCGATTGTTGCATACCGTGCCGGTGGGGATTCAAATCGTTCTCAAAAACAACGATCCGGTGAAGCTGCTCGACAAGCTCGATGCCGCCTATTGGTTCGTCATGAATCAACTCTTGCGCGACGACTCGTTGACCAATCTATGGAAAACCACGATGCCCGATAACACGCAATTCGAGGGCGTGATCCAAGGCGGCGTCGAGGAGCGTTGGTTTCTCGCGCAAGGCTCGCGGAGCTCCACCTCGGAAACGCCGATCGGCGAAAAGCTGATCGAGCTCGCGCTCGTGTTCCGCACCATGTGGCACCCGACCGAGTTTTCCGATTTGCACCGCATCACCGTTCGCACCGCTTACCCGGAAGGCAGCACGCCGGAGGAGCAACTCGAGGTGCAACAAGTCACCATGGTTTACGAATTCAAAGCCGACACCGGCGAGGCGGTGCCCTATCCGCTGCCCGACGACACCGAACCGCCGCCCAATCCGTTCTAACAACAGGAGTCCAACATGGCCGACGAACCGACACGCGAAAGCGCACGCGAGCAACGCCGAGCCGATCGCGCGGAAGCCGTGCGCGCCAATGCGCCAACGCGGGTGCGCGTGCTGCCGGCGAACGATCAGCTTCGCAAAATTCTCAAGCACCCGGCCTCGGGCGGCTTTCTGGCCGAGGGCTCAACCGAATGGCCACTCGATCAATTCACCAAGCGCCGGCTTCGCGACGGCGACATAACGCTCGAGGAAGCGCCCGCGGTGGAAGGCCGCCGCGTCGAAAGCCGCGAGCCGGCGCCAAAGGAAGCGCAAGCCGTCAAGCCGACGAACGAACCGCCTCGCCGCTAAAGCCCGCAACGTTCCAGCAATCTTGAAACGGCCATGTGCGGGACCATGGCCGCTCGGCCCGACGTGAGTCGCGCCATTCCCATCCAGAAGGAGTCTCCGCCATGCCGATTTCGTTCGCCCAAATTCCAGCTAACATCAAAGTGCCGCTGTATTGGGTGGAGGTTGATCCCTCCATGGCCGGGCTGCCGACGCTCAACTTGCGAGCGTTGCTAGTCGGCACCATGCTCACGAGCTCGCAAAAGGTGGACACGGCGGTTGTCGCTGCCGGCGGCACCGGATATGTCGTGGGCAACACCATCAACCTTGCTAACGGCGTGGTGCTCACCGTTGCCACCGTTGCGACCGGCGCGGTGGCCACCGCCACCATCACCAATGCCGGCAGCCTTCCGGCCGCGGCCACGCCGCCGAGCGGCCCGCAACCGCAAGTCGCCACTAACGGCACCGGCACCGGCGCCACGTTTACGCTCACATGGATACCGAATCCAAACGCCGGCGCCGGCACCGGCACGCCGGATATTCCGGTGGCAATCGGCACGCTGGCGCAAGCCGAGGACAAGTTCGGGCGCGGCTCGGAGCTCGCCCGGTTGTTTAAGATTTTCTTCAAGAACAACTTTGCCAATGAGGTATGGGGCGGCCCGGTGGCCGAGCCGCCCGGCGCCACCGCGGCAAGCGGCACGATCACGGTGGCGTCGGCACCAACCGAGGCCGGCACCATCCACCTCTATATCGGCGGCCAGCATGTCGCGGTGAATGTCGGCGGCACCGATACCGTGGCGCAAGTGGCGCAAGCGATATGGGACGCCATAGACGCGGCCGACGATCTGCCGGTGGTCCCATCGATCGCCGGGGCGGTGGTGACGCTCAAATGCGCGTGGAAGGGCGTCAACGGCAACGACATCAGAATCGAAACGAATTATTTCGGCCAGATCGGCGGCGAGGTGACGCCGGTTGGCCTCGTGCTCACCTTGCCGGCCACCGGATTCCTCACCGGCGGCGCCGGCGTGCCAAACTTCGATTCCCTGATCATGAATATGGGAGAAACCGAGTTCGAATATGTTTGCATGCCGTATACGGATTCCACCTCGCTCATGGCGTGGGATGAGGAATACGGATTTGGCGATGAGGGCAGGTGGGGATGGAAACGCCAACACTTCGGCTCAATCTTTTCCGCCAAGCGTGGTACCTATTCCGATCTGATCAACTTCGGGAGTCCCATTACCGGAGTCACCCGCAATAGCGGCGTGATTTCGATCATGGCATTCGAGCTAAAAACGCCATCACCAATGTATGAGATGGCGGCAGCCTACACGGCCAAGGCACAACGCTCGCTCTCCAACGATCCGGCCCGGCCGCTGCAAACGCTGCAACTCGCGCATACGCTGCCGCCCAAACTTCACGATCGGTTCAATTGGCTTGAGATCAATTCGCTGGCCTCCACCGGGCTTGCGATTCAAAAATGTTGGGAGGGCTCCGGGCTGCCGCAAATCGCGCGTGAGCAAACAACCTATCAATTGAATCTCTACGGCCACGGCGACGATGCGTATGAGCTCGTGACGACTCTCCATACGCTCGCAAAGCTATTGCGCAATCAACGCCACGCTATCACCAGCAAATATCCTCGCCACAAGCTCGCCAACGACGGCACCCGATTCGGCCCGGGCCAAGCGATCGTCACGCCGGGTATCATCAAAGCCGAGCTCGTGGCGCAATATAAGCAGGACGAATACAACGGGCTCGTGGAGGACACCCGCAACTTTAAGCGGTTCCTATTGGTGGAGCGCGATCCCGATAACCCGAATCGCGTCAACGTGCTTTACCCGCCAGACTTGATCAACCAACTCCGAATCTTTGCCGTGCTCGCGCAATTCAGATTGCAATACGACCGCGGCGTGGACGTGGAGATTATCGGCTACACCGGACTCTCCGGCGTGTCCGGTTCGCAAGGCGCCCGGCTGCCGGCCGGCTAAATCCCTCCCGCCTTGGCCGCGCGCAAATGCGCGGCTTTTCCCCAATCTCAAAAACATAGGAGTCAGTCATGGCGCAACGTGTCGCTGGCACGGCGTTCCTCATGGTCGATGGTGGGCAGCAACGAGTACGCGGCAATTTTCTTGTCTCGCCCAATTCGTTCGAACGCGAAATGCTCGCCGGGCAGGACGGAGTCCACGGTTATCGCGAATTACCGCGCGTGCCGTGGATCGAATGTGATCTCACTACGGTGGCTGAGCTCAATCTTGAGGATTTGGAAGCGCAAGTTAACGTCACCGTGGTGGCGCAACTCGCTAATCAGAAACAATACTCACTCGGCAATGCCACATGCAAAGGCGGCATTGATATCAACACCCGAGACGGGCAATGCCGGGTGCGGTGGGAAGGTGAGTTTTGCGAGGAGATTCAGCTTTGAACAAGCCCGAACCGCGCGAGGGCTTTGTCGAGCTCGAGCCCGTTGCCGAACCGCCGCCGGCGCCGCAAGAGCAGGCGGCACCGGAGCCCGAGGCCACGCCGCCGGATACATGGCCGATGGTGATCAAGCTCGTGCACAAGCCGGTGCGCAAATCGCTCAAGGAAAGCGTGCACGAGCTCACGTTGCGCGAGCCCACCGCCGCCGACATTATGAAAGCCGGCGGCAATCCATGCCGGATCGAAATCACCGAGCTCGCGCATAATCAGGTGATCTACAATCCGGTCATTGATGATCTGAAAATGATGCGCCTCATGGCGAATCTTTCCGGCATACTCGAACCGTTCCTCGCAGAGATGGACACGCGCGATTATAATTCGTGCGCGTATCGGCTACGCAAATTTTTTCTGCCCGAACAAGGGATATGGTGAGCCGTTCAATCCCGAGGATCATATTCTCGGCTGCTACCGGCTCGCACAATACTATCACCAATCGCCCGAGGCGTTCGTCAACATGCCGTTGTCGCGGGTGAATGATCACATGCGCTACACCGCGCGGCTGATCGAGGTGCAAAACAGTGGTGCGCGTCCGGCGCGCAACGAGGATGAGTAAGTGGCCGAGCAGGAAGAACTACGATTAACCGTCACCGTTGACGATCAAGCGACCGCGCAATTGCAAGGATTGCGCGGCCAGCTTTCATCCATGAGCTCCGGCCCGCAAGCGGCCGGGCTCGAGCGGCTCCGGCGGCAAGGTGTCGAGGTGAGCGGCAGCATGGCCGGGCTTTCGGAAGCCATGCGCGGCATGGCCACGCGCGCCGGCATTGTCGGCGGCGTGGTGGGCGCGGTGGCCGGCAAGCTCGTGGAGCTCGGTATTCAATTCGTGCAACGCGCCACCGATCTCAAAGGCTATTCCGACGCGCTCCTGGCGCTCAACAAGAACGCGCAACTTGCCGGCACCAGCGCCGCGCAATTTGAGCAGAACATGAACACGATCAAGACCGCCACCGGCGGCACCGCCGAGGAGGCGGCGGCGGGCCTCGTGAAATTCGGCGAGGCGTGGGTGGATTTGCAGCGGCAAAACTCGCAAATGCGCCAATCGCTCACCCGCGGATTGACCGGACAAGACTTGGCCAGCATGCAAGGCATGCTCACCACCATGGCGCGGAGCGATGTCAATACCGCATGGAACATCGCGCAAGATTACGCGCAACGGATCAAGCAATACTGGATCGACCGCGGGCAAGAGGCGCGCGGCGTGCAAGTGAGCACCGAATTTCTCGCCCGGTTCGGCATGCGGCCAACCGAGGCGCGGCTCACGCCCACCGATCCGGCGCGCGAGCAATTGCTCAAGGACCGCAGCAAGGATAGCGAAACGTTCCGCAAGAACTCGGAGGAGGCGAGCTCGGCGTGGGCGCGCATTGGCACCTCGGCCGCCGCCATTCTGCTATCGGTGGTGCCGATCAATCAGAACATGAAAGGCGTGGCGGAGGAGGTTGGCACCGCCGCCACCAAGTTCGAGGAATTCGAGGCGAGCTTGCGCCGCGCCGGCGGGCTGATGAATTGGCTCAAGCAGAACGCGCCCTCATGGCTCGGCGGCGAGGCACCGCCGCCGCCCGACACCCGCACGCAACGGCAAAGGGATCAGGACGCCGCCGCCGAGCGCTTTCGCAAGGAGGAGGCCGACAAGGCCGCCGCCGCTGCCGCCGCCGCTGGCGCGCGCACCAGCGGCGCTCGGCCGCCCTCGGCGCCGGTGACGCGCACCGGGCCGCCGCCGTCGCGGTTCGCGCCGCGTGTCGGGCCGACGCCGCCGCCCGGCATCGAGCCGGCACCGCCCGAACCGCCGGCACCGGATCAGGCCGCCATTGACGCCGCCGAGGCCGAGCGCGCCGAGGCCCGCCGGCAACGTGAGCTCGCGCGCCGCCGGGCCGCCGCCGGAGTTCTGCCGCCGGCGCTCGAACGGCCGGCCACATCGCCACCGCCGGCCGCCGGTGGGTTGATTCCGCGCGGCGCCACCTCGGCGCCGGTGACACGGCCACCGGGCTTTAGCGAGTCCCGTATGGCGCCGCCCGCCGTGCCGGCGGCGCCGGCCGCGGTGCCGCAACAATTCGTCGGCGCCCAAATCAGCACGACGCCGCCACCGCCCGGTGTGGTGACGCAACCGCGCCCGGCCGAGGTGCCGCCGCCAAGGCCGGCGGAGGCACCGCCGGCGGCCGAGCCGCGGGCCGGTGGCATTCCCTCCATTGCCGATTTGCTCAAGCCGGTGGCCGGCGCCGCGCCGCCACCGGCCGGGGATTTCGCCGGCACCGGATGGCGCGGGCTGCCGCTATCGCGCAACGTCGTGACCGCACCGCCGGCACCGCCGCCGCCGCCCTCGGTGGTGGTGAATCCGGCCGCCGCTGCCGCGCCCTCCATTGTGCTGCCGCCGGCACCGCCGCCAATCATTGTGCCGCTCGGCGGCTGGCCGCAACCGCGCGGGCCGACGCCGGCATGGCCGAGCAGCGCGGAGCCCACTCGCGCCCGCGAGCTCGGGCCGAAAACCGACGACACCCGCCCGCCGTCACCAAGCGCGCTCGAGGGCGGCGCCACGAGTTTGATGGGCGGCCGGGCCATGGATCAGGCCGCCGCCGCCCAATCCATGCTCGACGCGCGCGCGCTCGATCGCGCCGCCGCCGGCGCGCAACGGGTGGAAGTAAACGGTAGCGGCAAGATATCGGTTGACGTGCGGGCGCCGGCCGGAACCGCGGTGAGCGCGCAAGCCGGCGGCTTATTCAAGCGCACCGAAATTGTCAGACAGACTCAAATGTTGCCGGCGGAAGCCGCACCGCCGGCGGCCACCGGCACCAACGCGGGGCAGTAGAAAATCCTTGCCATGCCTTGCCACGCATCGCCTCGCCCGGCCCAGCCGAGCCTTGCTTGGCCACGCCTCGCCTTGCCGCGCGGCTAACGCATAGAGCAAAATTCCGATGGGCGCAAAAGACCTCCATTCCCCATGGCGCGACGAGCTCTTGCCGGCGTCGTTCGACGGCAACGAGTTCTTCATGGAGGTGGGCAGCCGCGAGGGCGGCAACCGATTGGTGGTGCACCAGTTCCCCAAAAAGGATTCGCCCTACACCGAAAACATGGGGCGGCGGGCAAACGATTGGCGCGTTGTGGGCTACCTGATCCAAAGCGCGCGGCGGCCGGATTACCGGCCCGCCCGTGACGCGCTCACCGCCTCGCTCGAGAAAGGCATGGGCGGCAAGCCAGCGCAATTGCAATTGCCCACCATGAAACCGGCGATCGTGCTGGTGCAAACCTATCGCTTGACCGAGGAGGAGCGGCTCGGCGGTTTCTGCCGCTTCGACATGCACTTCGTTGAGGCCGGCGCCTCGCCGTTCAAACCGACCGCGGCGCCGGGCGCGCAAGTGTCGCAAAAGGCGAGCGCACTCGAGGCACAAACCGTTAGCGGCATGACTTCAACCGGCCGGCCGGCGGGGATCATTTGATGTTCAAGACCGACGCGCTCGAGGCCGCGCCCATTGTCAATGACACGCTCAAGGCATTGCTGGCATGGGCGCCGACGCGCGGGCGCGAGGGTGCCAATCTTCGCTCCGCCGTCAATGCCGTGCGCGCCAAGATTATGAGCTTGTTGCAAGACGACGAGCTCGGGCCGCCGCTGGCACAATGCTTTGCCCTGGCGCAAGCCACCGGCGCGAGCATGAACGCGATCGAGAACGTGCGCGCCACCGCCGCCGCGGCGAGGCCGAGCTCGGCCGGCGCCATCACCATACGCAACGGGCTCATTCAATTTTGCCTCGTGACGCAAGGGCGCATCTTGGCCAAGACAACGTTTGTGAGCCGCAACGACGTGGAGCGCACGCGCGCCATGCTGCATGCGGCGTTCGAGGCCATTCAAGATGACGTGGCCGACGTGATGGACGCAATGGCCTACCGCGCCATTGTCGAGCTACACGCCGCCATGACGTTCTATCTGATCGAAACCGCCCGGCCGCTGCCGCGCATGCTCAACTACCGATTCAATCTGCCGCTGCCAACGCTGACGATCGCGCAAAAGCTCTATTACGACGCCGCGCGTGCCGACGAGCTCCGCGCCGAAAACAAGATCGTGCACCCGGCGTTCGCTCCGCGCATTGGCCGGGCAATGTCGAATTGATGCCATGGCGGAAGATGACGAACGGGCAACGCTGATCGTCGGCGGCAAGAAATTCGAGGATTGGGAAACGGTATGGGTGCAACACACATGGGGCGATCCGTATTCGCAATTCCGTTTCACCGCGGCCGAGCGTGCCGGCGAGGCGGTTTTGCAAATCATGCCGGAAGAGTCGTGCGTCATTGAGCTCGCCGGCGAGCTTGCCATCACCGGAATCGTCGTCACCCGGCAAGCGGCTTTTGACGAAAGCAACCACGCCGTTCAATTGCAGGGCGTGAGCAAGACATGGGCGGCGGCGAGCTCGAGCATTATCCACAAAACGAATAGCTATGACGGCAAATCATTCATGCAAATCGCCGAGGAGATACTCAAGCCAACCGGCGTCAAGGGCATGAAGTTAGGCACCATCAGTGAGAAACCGTTCGAGCGGGTGCACTCGCGGCCGGGCGTGGCGATTTTCGATTTTCTCAAAGACCTTGCCAGCGAGCGCAAAATCATTGTGACATGCGACAAGGATGGGAATTTCCTTTTCGTCGGCGAGCACCCGGATTCCGGTTCGCTCGGCGCCCTGATCGAGGGCGTCAACATTCGCCGCTGCCAAGCGGTGATCAGCATTTCGGCGCAACGTTCGGATTTCATTGTGCACGGCTCGAGCGCCGCCAACGATCAAGATAACATGCGCAAACAGGCCGAGCAGAACGCCGAGGAGAAAGGCACGCTGAAAAAAATCTATCGGCCGATCCTCGTGCCCAACGAGCAGCCAGTGTGGACCGAGGGCGAGCTCAAGCAGCGCGCGAAAAACGAGGCCATGTGGACCGAGGCGCAACAGGTGCAAGCGACGTTCGTTGTGCAAGGCTGGAAAGCCGGCACCGGCAAGCTATGGGAGGCCGGCAAGAACGTGAGCGTGAAATCAAAAATGGCCATGCTCGACATGGAGCTTTCAATTCAAAGCGTGACCTATACGCAAGACAACTCCACCGGCACGCTCACGACGCTGGTTTGCGTG